AATTTAATAAAAGCTCCCTTGAGGTTTTGAGACAACCTCTTGAAGACGGCAGAGTTACAATTTCAAGAGCAAACATGACAGTAGATTATCCTTCAAAGTTCATGCTTGTCTCAAGCATGAACCCTTGAGCGTGCGTGGACAAACAACGTGATTCTCATAACTTAAGTCCACAAACAAATGTACTTTGATGTTATCTTTATGAATAATGACCTTTTTGACAATACTACGAAGTAGTGTTTTTTTTATGTTCATTGGAAGTTTATTATAAGTCTTAGGATTAAATTGTTTCATTGAGTTCACGAAAATCTCAGTGTTCAATTTGTAGTTTGTATTATAGTTAATCTCATTGACCACCGAGTTGTATTCAGTTACAACCAGGTTCTTTTCTTTTTCAAGCTCGTCGTATTTTTTCATGATTACAGATTCTGGAAGAATATCTCTGGCCAGAGCAGCTGTAAGGTTGTTAATCTCATTGTCAATTGCATCAAGTCGATTCCTGAGACGTTTCTTTTCTGAAGCAAGATTTTCAATCTGCTCATCTGCTCCGGTGGATCTCTTCAACATGTCATTAAGCTGATCTTCGTTATCAAGGAGATAGCCAAGATATTCAACAACTGCATTTTCAAGCTTATCAGTTCTAATACTTCTATTATCGCATTGTGCTTGCTGTACTTTTTTTATGCAATTGAAATATGAATAATACCCATCTATTGCTCCATTTCCTCTATTAGTTTTTCTTGAATAGTATACACTCATGCTAGATCCACATTCACCGCATCGTGTAAGTCCTGAAAGGGGAGAGGATTGGCTTTGTCCGGTCCTGGGTGCTACATTAGCATTTTTCTGTATTAACTGCTGAACAGTAGCAAATTCTTTGCCTGGAATTATACCTTTGTGTTCTGCAACCGAAAGGATCCAGTCCTTCATAGGTAGTTGCGTGGATGTTGTTCCGTTTGGTCTTCTTCTATTATAATACATCATTCCATAATTTCCGTCAAACATGCCTTCAGGATTCGAAATTTGGACTTCTGTAGACGTGTTGAAGTAATTGAATGCATAAGTATCACCGACACAGTACAAGGCATTCTTGAGCATCCTTTGCACCTGATTCGGGTTCCAAGAAGCACCTTTCTTTGTCTTATATCCTAATCTATTGAGTTCTAATGCAGTACCTCGTATAGATCTTAGCTCCATGTACTTGTTGAAAATAAATTTGACTATAGATGCTTCATTTTCCTCAATAACGAGTCTGGAGGCTTTCTTTATTTTGTTGTTCTCACGAATGGTTTCACTGATAGCCGTATAACCAAGGGGAACAGGTCCACCGTTCCACTTACCAAGTTTTGCACGGTCTATCATATTGTCCCGAACTCTTTCAACAATAGTTTCTCTCTCCAGCTGAGCAAAGACACTGGTGATCATCATCATAGCCCTACCCATCGGGGAAGACGTGTCAAAGTTCTCTTTCAAGGAAATGAAATCGACATCTTTTTTATCTAGATCATCTATGAGAGTAGAGAAGTCGTTAACCGATCTACTCACTCTATCCAATTTATAGCAGACCAGCGTATGGATCATGCCTTGATCAATGTCATACATAAGCTTCTTGAAGCTGGGCCTGTCCAGATTCTTTCCAGAAACATCATAGTCCTCATAAATCTGATATGGCCATCCTTTATAATTACATAGATCCTTGCTTCGCTGGATCTGATTCTCTATTGATTCACCTTTCTCAGTAGCCTTGGACTTTCTTACATATAAAGCTGCAACTTTCTCCATAACAAACCTCCGTGTTTTTTTCTTTAAAATATCCATCAAACAGCAATGCTGCTGACAGTGTTTTTCTAAAATTTACAAATTCATCTGAAACCCCAAATTCTTCAGACAGCTCATAATCATTTCGACCATATTTTAGTGCTTCCTCAAATATATGAACAGGCATTAAAAAATAAGCTGCAAATGCATTTGCCTGAGTTTCAGTCTTGATGTTTATTATGTCGTTTTTAAAAAGATAATTGGAATCGTGAAACATGACATGAGCTGCCTCGTGTGTTAGATCCGACCTATATTCTTTAGTATCTGAATAGTAGGGAAGTGTTAAAGAGTTGTAAATGGTCAAAGGTTGTTTTAAGTGTTGGCAGAAAAGCAACTTAATACCTTTGTCCGTAAAGATCTGTTCCAATTGGTGAGTCGGAATAGGGAAGTTGAATATTTGATATTCGGTTAGTAAGTAGATAGATTCTTTAAGCATATTATAATACATTTTATTACCCCTTTAAAGTAAAATGTGATAGAATAGAGTATATCAGAACAAACGTTCGCGGTAAATATAATATATGAAAATATTTTTATTTATGCTAAAATGTATAAAGAAGTTTTTGAAAAGGAGTATTGTTATGTCCAAAAAAGAAGCTAAGACAGATTTATGGGTTTATAGTTTGCTACAAGAAGCTAATATTGAAGTGGATCCACAAGGAAGTTCTATTAAAGAAATTGACGAAGCATTAAAAACAGCATCGAAAAGTGGGAAACGAAATGTAGGATATCCAGAATTTGTAGGTGTAGTAAAAGATTTTATTATTGTTATTGAAGATAAAGCGGATGTTGCAAAGCATATAAAAAAAGAAGATAGTGTGATTAGCACAAAAGTCAAAGATATCAAAAGTTACGCTGTAAATGGAGCTCTATTCTATGGTCAGCATTTAGCAAAGAATACATCATATAAAAAAATATTAGCGTTTGGTATTTCAGGAAATGAGAAGAAGCACAAAATTAGTCCTTTATATATTGACGAAACAGAGTATTACAGAGAGTTACCTGAGGTTGAGTCTTTTATATCTTTTAACGAACAGAATATCGAAGAATATTATGTTCGAGAAATTCTAAATGAATCAACGGATGAAGAAAAGGAAACTACTGAAATTCTTAAGGATGCGGCGGAACTTCATGAAGACCTTAGAAATTATGGTAGTTTAAAAGATATTGATAAACCTTTAATTGTTTCTGGTATTATGCTTGCTTTAAGAGAATCGGAGTTTAAAAACTTTTCCATTGATACCTTAATTGGAGACGAAGAAACTACTGATGGACAAAAGATATACAACGCAATTAAAGCTAACTTAAAAAGGGCAAAGGTAAGTCCAGAGGTCAAGAAAGATAAAATACTAAGTCAATTCGCAATTATTAAAGATACGCCATTATTGAATGAAATTAATGATACTTTAGGTAAGACACCGCTTAAGCATTATACAGAGTTTTTATATGAAAAGCTTTATAAAAGTATAAGATACGCTCAATCATCAGAAGACTACTTAGGTAGATTCTATGGTGAATTTATGTCTTATAGTGGTGGTGATGGTCAAACGTTGGGTATCGTTTTGACTCCAAAACACATTACAGAATTATTCTGTGACCTAGTAGATATAAACCCAGATGATGTTGTATTAGACCCATGCTGTGGTACAGCTGGTTTCTTGATTTCAGCAATGCATAACATGTTACAACAAGCTACAACAAATACGCAGAGAAAGAATATTAAAAAAGAACAATTGCACGGGTTTGAGTCCCAGCCATACATGTTCACTATTGCTACTACAAATATGATTCTAAGAGGTGATGGTAGGAGTAATCTTATTCATGATGATTTTCTTAAGCAAAAACCATTTAAGCTTCAATTAAAAGGTTCTACAGTAGGTATGATGAACCCTCCATACTCACAAGGTTCAAAATCAAATCCTCATTTATATGAGTTGTCTTTTTCTGAACACTTATTGGATTCTTTAACAGAGGGTGCTAGATGTGTTGTTATTATCCCTCAATCATCAATGACAGGAAAAACTAAGGAAGAACAAGGTATTAAGGAAAATATTTTAAAGAGGCATACGCTAGAAGGTGTTATAACGCTTAACAAAGATACTTTCTATGGTGTTGGTACAATGCCTTGTATAGCTGTATTTACTGCTGGTGAGAAGCATCCTAAAAATAAGGAGTGTAAATTCATTGACTTTAGAGACGATGGTTATAAAGTAAGTGCCCACATTGGTTTGATAGAAACTGAATCGGCTAAAGATAGAAAGCAACACCTATTAGACATTTGGTTTGATAGAATGGAAACTGAAAGTAAGTTCTGTGTTAAAACAACAATAGAACCAGAAGATGAATGGCTTCATAGCTTCTACTATTTCAACGATGATATTCCAACTGATGATGAGTTTGACAAAGTAATAGGTGATTACTTATCATTTGAGTTTTCAATGATAATACAAAACAGAGAATACTTATTTAAACTTTCTGACAAAGAAGAGAATTAGGGGGTGTTCAAATGAAACCAAGTGAGAAAGAATGGAAACCCTTTAAAATCAATGAACTATTTGATGTTGATAAAGGTATCTACTTAAATAAAAAAGACATAATAGAAGGAAATATCCCCTTTATATCAGCTAAAGCTGTTGATAATGGTTTAACAGGATTTATTGGTAATCGAACTCTATTCCCTAAAAATTCAGTGACTATTGAAAAAATCAAACTATCAGCATATTATCAGCCATGTGACTTCTACTGTTCTCATGATGTAACAGTTATTCAAAATGAGAACTTGGACAAGGAAGTATCGTTATTCATTAGTGCAATGATAAAACGCCAAAGCGTGAAATACTCTTACGGAAGACAAGCACAGATGAACGTTGTTAAAAGGGAGACTGTTTTATTACCTGTTGATTCAGATGAAAACCCAGATTGGGAGTTCATGAGAAATTATATTGCTGATAAACATCGAGAGAGCGATTCTAAGTACACAACATATCTGAAAGATATGGTTAGCAAATTGAAACGCAAAGACATTTCTTCATTAGAAGAAAAGGAATGGAAAGAGTTTACAATTGAAGAACTCTTTGAAATAAAGTCAGGTGTTCGTTTGACCAAAGAGGATATGGTTGAAGGTGATAGATCATTTATAGGTTCGACTGATTCCAATAATGGTATTACAAATTTTGTTTCTAATGCTAATAAATCACTTGCTTCAAATGTCTTAGGAGTCAATTATAACGGTAGCGTTTGTGAGGCGTTTTATCATCCATATGAGTGTATATTTTCTGACGATGTGAAACATTTAGTGCTGAAAAACCATCACGGAAATAAATATATTTACTTGTTTTTCAGTAGCATAATTCGTAAGCAAAAAAACAAATACACGTATGGCTATAAATTTAATGGCACCAGAATGAAACGGCAAATTATTATGCTACCTATTGATGAAGCTGGTGAACCGGATTTCGAATATATGGAACAATATATTAAGAATTTAATGATAAATAAATACAGTAAATATACCAACTATAAATATAAAACGCCATAGAATAATCTATGGCGTTTTATATTTGAAATTGTTATCCTCAATCTACAACTCCACCTCACCAACATCAATTCCAATCTCCACAAACTTGCAGTCTTCAAAATCTACTCCTGGCACAAAATACCTGGTCTTGTTCCAGGATCCTTTGATGATCTCATTGGTGTTATATTTTACATCTTTGACCATCTTCAGGTTTTCATTGTAGAAGAACATGTAAATGGTATAGTGGTCATAGGTGATGTTGAGGGGATTGCCGATCTTTAAGTTTATGACAACCTCGTTTTCTTTCCCAGGTTGGAAGTCTTCAACTCTTACCAGTAGGGAAGTGTCAATGTTGGTTTTCATGTAGCCGTATCCATCGTCTTCTAGGTTAAGCATAGTTGAGTAATCCAGTGCATTGTATATTTTCGATGTTTCTTTAGCCATGAGTTCAAGAATTTCCTTTTCACGATCCAGATGATATTGAAAGCTGTAGATACTGAAGGAGACTATGGCTATTTGTAATGCCACTATTAGGTATATTGTGCGTTTTGTCATTGTGGCTCCTTAAGAATAATATCTTATTATCTATTATTAGAAGATGCTTTTGAGGCCTGTTTATATTCTGAATTAATCTTTTTAGCTAATTGATTTCCATTGTCAACTATAGTTTGTAGAATTGATTCATAGTTATTTATCATTGAAGTGTTTATAGTCATTTTTACAGCAGTCCCATTTATCAAAGTGGATTTATGTCTTTTATTTTTCTCTCTTAACAATACAGCATCGTTTCCACTAGCTATTAAAAATGATCCCTTCATTTCACGACACAACTTACTAGCTACATATAATCCAAAACCTGAATTAGCCCAATAATCATAATCATAAGAATTTAAGTTTCGAACACATGAAACTCCTGGTAAAAGAGCTAATTTAATAGCATCAATGTCATCTTTAATATTTTCTTTATATCTATAGTTTTTCTTTAAACTTTGTTGGATTCCAATTCCCTCGTCCAAAATAGCAAACTCAACTAATTTATGATTAGGCCAATGCTGAGCAGCAATCCAAACATATTTACTTTCACTATGTTCTTTCACATTTCTAATTATTTCAGTTATTATGAACTTTATTGAATCTTTCATATTTTGATTATCACGACTGAATACAGAAGCTAATTTTTCAGCATATTTTTCGATAGAATCTTGAATAACTTCATTTTTATTATGTATATCATCAAAACTAATTTTTCTTATAGGTAAATAGTTTTGATTACCTTTTGCGAAAATATATCTGTTATCATCAAATCCACAATTATCAAAAAATCCCATGGTTGAAGCATAAGAGTGATTTTCATAGTTAGTACAAGTTATGTTTAAATCTTCAAATTTGTTTTTTAGATTTCTAATAGACACAGATGATACTAGCATAGCGAAAGGATCAAAGTTTGTCATTCTAGAAAAATCAAATGTTATTTTTTTATCTTCTATATTTTCATCAATGGCATTTATTTCATCAATTAATTGAAAAGCACCTATGAAATCTAAATTCGGAACATATATTGTCAAAATAGATTCTCCTTTTTGATTTTACTTCTGTACTGTTACGTGGTTCTCTTGGTTACAAAAATTGCAATGCAGTATGTAAGTAATGTTGTTCTTTGTTTCATAGACATTCGTTCTAATGCAAATGCCAGGCTCTTGTTTTTCAACGACAAAGAGTCCATTAGCATAGACACGCTGCTTGGCCTCTGGCTGCCATTTTATTTCTAATTCGCAGCATGTGCATTTTGTTTTATATTTTATAACTAGCATGTTTTTATCTTTTTTTGATTCAGATAATTAATCAAATATAAAACGTATCAAATCTACGTAAAATTTCAGCTGTAGAAATCAATACAAGATTAAGCCTAAATGAGCAGTCATCTTCATCTGATAAACCTGGATGTGATCCTTCTGGATGTAGCCTTTTCCAGAATCCATTGAAGTAGCCACACTCTCCATTATCGCCCCATTCATTTAAATCTTTATTAAAAATGGCTGGATTGACTTTTGACAATTCGATTCTAGCTAAATGTGATTTACTGAATGTTTTTCCAGTAATTTCTTCGGCAATTCGTTTTGTTAGTTCTTCTACATAAGTTCTTAATTGACCGTTCGATGCAGCCCAATCACCTCTGGTATATGCTGAAATTGCTTGTTGTAAATGACCTTTAGCAATTGAAAAATTATTTTTTTCAAGTAATAAATCAATCAAATTTCGCCCTTCATAAATATCAACAACTGAATTAACTTCTTTAACTAGCATGCCATCAGATATGGTGTAACCATCAATTTTTAATAGTCTGAATAAAATATCAGAGAATATGAATTTGTTATCAATTTCATCAAACCCATCATAATTGATTTGTTCATTAATTATCATTTCTACTAATTCAAACCTCAGTGGATTGCCGAATATTCCTTTCAAATCAGGATTTGAAATTACGTAAGTGGCAACATTATTTATAATTTGTTGTTTTGAATATCTATCTAACAATAATTTATTTGGCATGCTATATTTCATAAAGAAGTTTACTATACGGGTTTTATACTGTGGCTCAATTAAATTCAAAGTTTCTATTAATGTAGCATCTGAAAACATATTTCTACCTCCATACAAAAACCCCACTCAAAAAAAGACCTGAATGGGGTATGTTTTATTTTATATTAATTTCATTGCTGCAAGCAGCGCCCCGTTTTCCCTTTTATGTGAATATCACACAATTAGAATTATATCATGATTCATTAATTGTTACAATAAGCCACATATGTTTTTTGAATCTTTTTTTATTTTTGATGCCTTGGGGTGAGAGTGGAGTTTAATTACTCAATAAACGATATCGAATGATAATCAGTATGATCAAGACAATTACAATGAAAATTGCCATGATTTTATTTATTAATTTCATGAAAGAAGCTTCTGCAAATTTATCTTTGAATATAGCGGTAAGAAATATAGATGATAAAAATAGGAACAGTATTACCAGTACAATTATTGATATAGATGCAACAAAAGTGTCAGCATCTTGATTAAATAAAGAAGTAATCATAATAGTCTCCTTTTATTTCAAATAAACCCATTCAATTGAATGGGCTCTTTTTTATTGTTTAATTTAAACGACTCATAACATATGGTCCAAAAGCAACTATAGAAATTATAATCATGACAACAACACCTTGAATTCTTCTGACTCTGAAATATGTTTCAGTAGGTTCTTTAGTTGCTTTCCAGCTTTCAAATGTCTTCCACATGAATCTTGGATTGATAGCATTGATCAATCCAGTCAGGAATATGAAAGCGTAGAAAAGCATTATAAATATTTGTATTCCAAAATGCATGTCTATTCTCCTTATTTCAGGTATTCATTTGTTTTATCTATTTTTATGCTTATTTCGAGACTTTATTTTTAAGAATATTGTTACAGCTAATATACCTATACCTAAGAATTTGTTTCCAACCAAAGTAATAAATATTCCTAGGAAAATATATAAATAAAAAGTTGCCTTCCAAATCTTTTTATTTGCTTTTTGCTTCTTTTCACTAATAGGTTTTTTCTCTTTAGGAGGATTAACCTTTTTCACTTTTAACTTACTTCTAAGATCTGCTTTTGTGAATTTTTTAGAATTCTTTTTGAATTCGTTAAAATTAGGTTCAACACCTATAATCTTTTTTGAGTTTGGATAATCATCATCATAAACATATTCCCAACCTCTATCGATATCCGGGTATAAAGAACTAGGTAGCTTTTTCAAGTTCTTGAGTGCAATATCTATATTGAGAGCTGGACATTTTTTATAATCATTTAATTGATTGATTAATTCTTTCTGTATCGAAGCTTTATCAATATTAAAGAAATCATTTTGGTCAATTTCACCGTAAGTATACCAAGGGGTGTAATTACTTTGATGAATCTTGGATCTATGACATCCGAAAGGATTTTCCATATATATGTTGTAACCATAACAGTAGTCAGGATTATTACTCCTACATTTCTCACCGTAACACTTGTTGATTTTACCAAATGTTTTCCTATCAACCAGTTCTCCGTTTATTCTAGCTTGGCTTGACTTCCACCCTTTTATCATATTCCAGAGCTCTAGCATTTTAAGATAGTCCTCAGGCTGCTCTGTATAAGTAACCTCGAACGTAGTTTGATTGCCTACAGTTTTTTCTACAAAAGTAGTTTCTAATTTAGCAAGCTCAAGAACAGTATCAAAATCTTTAGACGTTGAATTTTTGAACGAAATGGTACATGACCAATTTTCAATATTTGATATATTTTGATTCATAACTATACCCCTTTTTTATGCTAGCTATTTTCCTGATTATTAACTATCTGTTTAATCTTCAGATGATTAATCAATTCTTGCTTATCATTATCACTCCAGGAAGAGAAGTCACTAATTGATATTCTAATGTTTGGGTCATTAAGTATATTGTTCAACTCTTCATCTAAATTATCACTGATTAAATCTTCATTTAAATTCCGGATTGGTGTTGGATCATTGGTTCTGTTAAGTAGATAATCTACTGATACACTATAATATTCAGCAAGTTTCATCAAATGTTCATGAGGTGGCTTTTTCTTCCCACTTTCATAATCAGTGTAGGTAGATTTTGTTACACCAATATACTCAATGATATCGTTGAGATTCTTATCATAGTGATCTCTTAAATTTTTAATACGGTTATTAATCATCTTATCAAATCCTCATATTTATTTTTTGTTTTAGATAAATGCTTATTGAGCAATATAAAAGCCCTAATACATATGCATGAATTAGGGCTCATCAAATAATCATCCAACAAGTCCTCTTTAATATTATTCCTTATCGTTACTATCTCTTACCATCTGTTTAGCCTTCAGATAATTAATCAGCTCCTGCTTGTCTCCATTGCTCCAGTTAGGGAAGTTCTTAAATGCAACCCTCATTTCTGGATCACTTAGCAGCTGGCGCAGCTCTTCGTCTGGATCTTCGCTGTAGAGGTCTTCGTTAAGATTTCGAACTGGTGTAGGGTCGTTGGTACGGCCGAGTAGGTAATCCGTAGAGACGCTGTAAAATTCAGCTAATTTTTCTAATTTGTCAATAGGAGGAATCCTTTTTCCACTTTCGTATAGTGAGTAATTAGACCTACTTATCTCAATAAAATCAGCAATTTCTTTTTGAGATATATTATTTGTTTTTCTTAGATATTTCAATATTTTAGATATCATAAATTTCCTTTCTTGTGACTTTGTGAAACTTTTTTGATAAAAAATATTGACTTTCGGCAACGCAAGGTGTAATATATCTATAGGTTGCAGAAAGTCACAAGTTGCAATAATCGAGTTACTTAACGCAACGCGTGTTTGAAGTCACAATAACTGATTAATATTACACATAATTACAATAAAAATTATAACACTTATTCGTATTTGTGACAATGAGTTACATGAAAAAATCAAAGGGAGGTGATGATTTTGAGAAATAATATGAAAAATAGAAGGTTGCAACTTGGTATGACACAAGAGGAAGTTGCAGAAAAAATGCAAATTGAAAGAACATCATACACTATGTACGAAACTGGTAGAAGAAATCCACCTCTCGATAAGGCATTGAAGCTGAAAGAAGTTCTTCAGGCAGACGACTCAATCTTCACAAACGAAGAAGATCCGGAAGATATAAAGAAAATAGGGTAGGGAGGTGATTTGTTGAAAGACAAAGTAATAACTACTATTAAAAGAACACCAACTAAAAGAGATCCAACAGAAGAAATAATTTTTGAATATGCCGAAATCGAATCTGAAGAAGAATTTGAAGAAAGGCTTGATGCCATAGCTGATGCTTTTAAGCTGGTGGCAATGGAGATTATCAAGATGAAGGAGAGAGGGGACCTTGATGAGCAAGATACCTCGAAAGGAAGTGAGAATTTAATCAACAAAACGGCAGGATGATTAAGGGAAACGAATAAAAATACGGAAGTGAAAGGAGGACAAAGTAGTAGATTCTTATGAATGAATTTGTAATAAAAACTCTTGCGACAGTTATAGGAACAGTACTTGGTCTTATGATAGGAACAAGAATAATCAAGAGGTTAGATGAAAATTAGGAGGTTAGACACATGCAGCACATCGCTTTAGAAGTGGTAAGCACCATAGTCTTTGCCAGCATAATAATGTTCATGCTTATATATGCCAACAGAATGTATATCCGTGATATGACGGATCTACTTGGAGAAAGTGCAAAGAGTGAAAAGCAAAAAAGGAGATATTCCATAAGCCTGAAGGTCATAATCATAATAGCAATTGTTGCGGTCATATCCTTGATGACAATGAAGATTATTGAACTGGAATCGGAGATGGCCTATCTGTATCAAATGTTTAACAATATCGACAAGGTCATTACAAGCTTGAAGATAGAAGAAATGAATGAAGCAGTAGAAGCGTACAGGTCGGTCATAGCTAAATAATAACCGATGTGGAAGAAAACAGTGGGAGGTGATAAGCGTGGAAGAAAAAGACGAAAAGAAAACTGATCCTACACAAATCATGATTAAACAATTAAACCTTTTGTCTGAAAAGTCAAACAGTCTTGTGGAGACGGAAGTATCAGCTTTAGTAGATGTATCACATGTCATGGTAGAGATTTACACAGCATTGATGCATTAGGAGGTATTAAAAGATGCAGAGCAATATAAAAAAAGAGCTTTTAGAAACTCATTTAGAAGAAGTCAAGGAATGGATGCAGGAGGAAAAGATCAATCCGGATTCCAACTTTGGAAAGGAAATTCTTAAACAGTCAAAGCTATTGATTGAACAAGATGAAAAAATCAGAACTCTTGATAAAAAAATTACTGTATTGGAAGGTCAAATCCCAATTCAGAAAGATAGTGATTTTGGTGACTATTTGTTGAAATGCCTAATAAACTATCAGGCTCAAACGTCAAAGTCAAGTTTACCTTACAGAAAATCAGATGGAGAGAAGTATGGATGAAAAAATCAAGTATGTAAAATTGACATCATTTTCTAGCTTCAATACAGATTTGAATGAAAATCTAATGTCTGATTTGAATTTGTACTCTAGTTACAGAATTGAAAATGAAATGTATGAAGATGATTGCAGAATGGATCAGACGGTGTATGTTCCTGAAGATGAAGATGAATTTTATAAGGCATGGAAGAGCAGGATTGAGGAAGAACTGGTCAAAAGTGATTGTAATAAAATTCTTGTCAGAAGAATTGCTCGGAAACATAGGTTATATGTCAAGACATAAATCAAACAGCATAAGACGGATAGATTATTATGTTGATAATTGAAGGTTGCAAAAACAGGAAAGGGAGGTGCCGACGTCATGACACCCCGTGAGAGAGTTAGGTTTGTTTTGATATGTCTTAGAGATGAGATTGTGAAGAGTTTCATTTTTCAGGCAAGATTGAACTCTATACTATATTCTAACTGGAAAGGAAGTGGAAATGAATGATTTATGGTGACATGAATATATACAAATCCGGAAGGTTTTCAGCAGGGTACACTCAGGAAAAGGCAGCTGAACTTATAGGTGTGAGCTGCAGGACACTAATTGCCTATGAAGTTTATGAAAGAATCCCTTCAGACAACACTGTACACAAAATGATTAAGGTCTATAAGACAAGACAACTGGCATATCTGCATATCAAGAGGAACAGCGATTTGGGAAGATATTTGCCGGATGTAAGTTTTGAGGATATTTCAAAGAGCGTTCTTGCGCTACAGATTGAAATGGAAGATGTAATTTGCAAAGAAAGAAGAATCAGGGAGATTGCCAGGGACGGCTGCATAACTGAGGATGAATCAAAGGATTGGAAAATGATAGTAAAGGAGCTGAATGAGATGACTGGTGCTGCACTATCATTGATACTAATGAATAATCTAAGTGAGCTGGTGTAGATGCAAGGTAGAAAAAAGAAAACAGGAAGTTTTCTGGTAATAGAGTGTTGTGGATGTGGTTTCAGGTTTTGGTCCCTGTACTATGAGGGTGCCTGCAGGAAGTGTGGTGCAAAATTCAGAGTGAAGGAGGACGAACATGGAAAGGATTAGTATCGAAACAAAACCTGCTTCAAGAGTACTATCTGTGGATATTTATTTGAATTGTGACAGGATTGTTTCAATGTTTGATGTGAAGCTTAAATATGAAAAACATTTGGATTGTTATAGGGTAATTAAGCCCAGTTGGGAAAATGATATGCATACTAATGTTATAAGATTCGAAAAGAAACATATATCAGATATTAAAAAGCATTACAGTGAAAAAAATAATGTTCTGTTTACAAGAATTGAAATACAAATATATGGAAAAATCCAAAAGGAGGAAGTTGAAAATGGAAAATATAGCATTGATTGAGGCAGTATTAAGATATGAAATGTCGGGGATAATAACCAAGTGTCCTGGTGACAGGGTGAAGGATGATGATGTCCAAAAAAATAAAAGTGCCCAGTAACTGTTGCAGCAGTTAAAAGGCAAGTCATTAACAATTAAATGTATTTTAACAGATTTACAGTTTCAATGCAAGCAGCCGGGAGAAATTTTGATTATGGTAGTCCACCCTGAATGCTACTTTCAATAATCTCTCGGCTTATTTTTTTAGCCAAATGGAGGATGTTACATGCAGATACTGACAATTGATTTTTATGATGAGGCAACAAAGCAGAGAGCAACACACAAAATAGAAGGGGAAATGATCAGATGCAAGTATAACAGTATTATAAAGAAACTACACAATGTATCTGATGATCCAGCTGATTCAATAGTTGATGGGACCATAAGAATCAAGCATATCGCCATGGTTAAGGATGATGAAGGGTATTCATGTGAGCCCTAATAAGATTTATGACAAAAATATTCTTGAGGTTAAATAATGAATTTAAATGAATTGAAAGAGTCTATTATGGACGTGAACATAAGAATAGAGCAACTTGAATCAATAGATGTATATGATATTCGAGCTACTGAAAACCGAATAGAGGATCTGCATATATCATTGCTGGGAGATGCAGTGGAAGGACTTCTGTCAGTATACATGGAAGAAAAATCAAGACTTGAAAATAAATTGAAATTCTTGACCGGAGGATCCTTTATTGACTATTCCGGACTGGCGGGAGGTTGAGATGGAAAAGCAGAAAGTGAAAACCTACTTCAAGGATGGCATTGAATACACGGCCTCAAACAACCGGATGAGATTCAATCCGGAATATCATTTCAACCACGGAAAAAGATTCACAAACGAAGACTTGAGATACATCTGTTCAATGTGGGGCTCCATGCCGATACAAGATATTGCACTGGCAGTAGGCAAAACATATTCAACTGTGGCTGCCAAAGTGAATACCTTGAAGAATATAGGACTGTTCGAGCATTACAGGAAGATGGGGAAGACCCAACAGGAGGATTAAAAAATGCCAAAGTTCAAATATGTATTAGAGATGAAAGAACATGACTGCAAGTATTGTGAGTTCTGTGAACACAAATCGGAAAACTGGATGGTTGATGAACACTACACATGCAGGATTTCAGGAGGAATGGTATCAAAGCCTGAAGAACTGATAAAGGATTGCATGCTGGTTGAAGACAAGAGCCAGTGATGATTGGCAGGAAGTATATAAAAATTAAAGATGAACAGGAGATAAGAGGATGTTATTAAGTGAAGTAATCAAGTTGTATCAGGAAAGAATGGAAGAGCATGGTGATGAACATGTTGTATTTGACGAGGAACCTGAGTTTTTAGTTCTGGACCTTCAGTATGACAAGGACCTGAAGGTATATAAAACAGTCATTGAAGAACCCTCTACAAGAGATATGGAGGTGTTGGCCACATGTTCCCTATGCGGAGAAATGATGCATAGGACAGAGATTCTGAGACTGGAAGACACCAGTGAGGACATATGCCAGACATGCCTAGAGGAAGAGCCTGAATACGACATGTATAACCATAATATTTACAAATATGCCAAGGATGATAAAGGCTACTATACGGACTGTGAATATATAAAGCGTGATGGTATAAACTTGTCAGACTATGAGAAAGGTGCTGTCATATGAAGGTAATCGCCTATGTGATCCCCATTGTTTTTACAGTTGTAGTGATAGCATTATCAGGAGCTCCGAGACATAAGATTTTGGTGGTTTTGGGAGTTTATGCTTTTGTTGCAATCATCATAAGACTGGCCATAGCAATAGATGAAAAAATCCAAAAGAAGAAATTGAAGGTCAATGCTGATGATAGAACTTGAAAGGTCTTGCAGCACATGTTGTCATTCACGGGATCACGGTGAAAGTGCCGACTACATTGAGTGCTGCAAAGGAAGAAGAATGAAGTATGTCAGAAAGGACGAAATATGTACGCATTGGAAGGAATGCGAATAAAGGATTTTGAGGTGACTTATGTATTCAAGAATTGAAGACTCGTTTTGGAGAGATGAAAAACTAAAGAAATGTTCCATAGATGCAAGACATATATTCCTTTATTTGTTGACCAGCCCTCACAGAAATATACTGGGATGCTATTATCTGCCGAAGATGTATGCCATGTTTGATTTGGGTATGGTTTCGGGAGGGGTTCCCGAAGGGTTTGAAAAGGGTTCCAAAACCCTTTCAGAACGGTTTGATGAAGGGTTTGATGAACTGTTGAGCAAGGGTTTTATTAAGTATGATGAAAGTACAAGCGTGGTCTTTATCAGGAACTTTTTGAGACATAATAAGATTGAGAACAGCAATCAGGTTTCCAGTGCATGTAAAAAAATTGAGGAACTGCCCAGTACGGAGCTTTTGATTGATTTGGTTGACATAATAGAGGAATTGGCAATAGAAAAGTATAAACCTATGATAGATACCCTAAAAACAAGGGTTCCACAAGGGTTCGCAAAGGGTTCCGAAAGGGTTTCGAAACCAGTAACAGTAGCAGTAACAGTAACAGAAGCAGTAACAGTATCAGAAACAGTAGCAGTAACAGAACCGGGCAAGCCCGATGATGCTTGTGAAGTTGAAACTGTTGAAAAACTGTCTGGTGATTCCGAAGACACAGATGAAACCGAGATTGTGGAAACAGAAGTCGAAATCATTTCAGAGATAGTTGACTATCTGAATGATACCGTAGGGGCTAAATACAAGGCCACTTCCAAGAAGACCAAGTCATTGATTAATGCAAGATTCAATGAGGGCTTTGTTCTTGAAGACTTCAAGGCTGTCATTATGAAAAAGTCTACTGAATGGATAGGCACTGACTTTGAGAAGTTTTTACGTCCTGAAACTCTTTTCGGTACCAAGTTTGAATCATACCTGAACCAACGCAGCAGAAATGAGGGAGACTGCTTCAAGGATGCCTTAAGTGAATTTATGGCACGAGGGGAGGATGAGCCTGTATGACAAGGGCGGAGTTCATCAAAATAACAATGATACTTAGGTCCAATTATCAGAAATACCCAAACTATGTGAAGTCTCTTGAAAATCCTGATGTCATAGATGTCCAGTATGCATTGCTGAAGGATTTGGAGTATAGAGCCTTGAATATTGCTGTTACCAGTTGGTGTATGAAAGAGAAGTTTCCACCGACAGTAGCTGAGTTAAGATCTGAGATTTACGACAATTCGATACCAGGCATAACTGATGACGAAGCATGGGGATTATTTATGAGGGCGGTTAGAGATTACAATTACAGCAATGCCGATACATTGTACAAACGTCTTGGGGAAAAGGATGAGGCCCTGGAACAGGTGGCCAGGAATATGAATATCCATGAAGTGGCTACGAGTCCAATAAACAACCTGATGGCAGATCGGGCACACTTTCTCAAACTGTATGCAGTAGTCAAGGACCGGGTGAAATCAAAGGGTGTATTGAGTGATAGAGTTAGAAAAGCAATTGGAGATAATATGATCAGATCAATTGATGGAGAATCGAATGTGAAGCTTCTGAAGGTTGAAAATCAATAATATGGAGGATGTAATGAAAGAGATATATAAATGCAAATTACACAAGAGGGCTGCAAGTGACGGCATAAGTGCTGCAAGGATAGTTGAGAACAAATGCAGTGGATACAGTGAACTGGAAGAAGGGACCAACAAGACATGCAAGAGCTGCAGAAACTTTGTTGGAAACAGAAGTTGACGAGGGATGATTAATGTTCAAGTTTAGAGTTTGGGACAAGATTGAGAAGCATATGTATCAAAGTGAAGATGTACTGTGCCTGAAGCTGAAGAAAGGTGAATTCGGTGCATGCGTCAGGGATAGAAATAACGGAGCATATGAAAAAATCCTGAAGAAAGGCGAACATGAAATTTATCTGTACACACAGATCGATGACAAGAATGGTGAAGAAATCTATGAGAATGCCATTGTCAAAGGTCCAAAAGGTCTTGCCCATGTGCTTTATAAAAATGGCTCGTTCAGGATCCAATGGAAGGAATATGGATATAGCGACTTGTATGATTCAGCTGGAAGGATAGAAGTTGTAGGGAGCGTGCAAGAAAATCTAAAGTTGTTGGAGGTGAAGTGATGAAACAAGTTGAAATCAGGGAAAAGAAAAAATACAGCTGTAGGTGTCCAAAATGTGGATGTGAATTCCATGCACAGAAATCATTGTTCCAGGAAATGTTTGATGAAATTGACATGGGGCATGGAAGCTGTCCAGACTGCAAGACATTCATTAATTTGACTGTTGATGAAAAAAACAACAGCATGATCATTACTCCATGGGAGGATCATATAAAATCAGTTCAGTCAAAGAGGTGAGACATTGCTTCATGAGAATAAGATATATCCACCACCTGACTATGTGGATTTAGAGAAAGCATGGGGATCATTCTATATAGCATTGGCTTATGAGAAATATATCACACCGGAGCAGGCATCAGGTCTATGGTTGAATGGACGGATACAGCATCATGAAAAGGATCCTTTCCTTGATGATGAAATTATGTCATACAGGGAATCAGGAATGACATGGAGAGCAATAGGAAAACTCCTGGGAATGTCAGGGGATGCCTGCTATAGGAGACATAAAAGAGTGACAGTTAAAGATAAATGAAGATTATGAGGTGATTGAGAATGAAATTGGAAAGACGTGAAGAAGACAAGATAATAGGTGCATTGGAAAATCATCTATGGGATAACGGATTCAACAATGAAATATCAAGAGAATATGAAATAAAGGAAAATGAACAAAGTGTCTGTAAATTTGAGACAGATGAAGATGACATGATTGTTTTCTTTGATTTCAAAAAGACAGAAGAGGGTTATAAATTCCATAACATCAAGGTGTTGTAATGGTGTTTACAAAAGCATTGAAGCTCATGAAGAAGTATGGAGTTTGTCCTGAATGTGGAAATGAAATGATATCTAATGGAAAAGGTGGTCTAGACGTAGAGGATGATTATTTCGAACGCTGGTGCAAATGTGGATGGAGAGTCAAGGTTAACGAGAATGATGAGGTGATTGACTGATGATAAATCCATTTAAGGTCAGATATCCAGATAGAAGAACCTTTGAAGTCATCAGGGATAGATGGCCAATAACAATATGGGCAAACGATAAAACCATGATAAGGATAGATGTAGCAAGAATTAAAAAGTCAACAGAAATATTATTAGTACTCATAGCGGATGTAATACTGAACATATTGTATATACCATTTCTGGCTGTTGATATCATGTTGCATTTTATACCATCGATATGGAGGGTGAAGGATGAAGACATTCAAAGTTAAATTTACCAAAGAATTTGAAGCAAAAATCAAGATAAACGATGAAGTATTAAAGCTGGATGCTTTAAATGATCTATATGGTCCTTATGAGAATCATGGTGAATTTGTTGAAATGATTTGCAAGGCTTTATCAGAAAATGAATATGATGATGAAATCGAGTTTTTAGGACCAATAAAAAGAGATGGAGAACTGCCTTACAGATACAGTGGCAAGGATCCATCAAAGGCACATATGGATTTAGTAGGTTTGAAAGTTTATTTTTCTATGGAATCATGTAAAGAAGTTTAGTTATGTCAAGAATTGGATCATGTAAAAATTGCATTCACATGGAGAAGAAGACTGCTCATGGAAGAATGAGCATGTTTTGTAAGAATAAGGCGAATCCCTGGAACTGGATAGGGTTTGCAATGGATAAGGACTTCTGCTTTAATTGCATACATTACAAGGAGGTTATATGAAATCTGAAGTATTGAATCCTAAGGAAAAATGCTGGGAGAAAGTGTTAAAAACATTCCCTGATGACGGATATATTTATATACAACCATTGAAACATAAGTACCAGAAAGAGCTTAATTTCAGTGGAATTAAGTGCGTTACCACAGAATCCTATGTGGTTGAAAAAATGACGAATGACAGTAGCTATGAAAGGTTTGATGTACCAACATGTGGCAATTGCATGATGGGACTATGCAGAGCTGAAGACTCAAAAGAATTTGATATGGAATATTGTGATAACTGTGAAGCTTCACTACACGATAATATATATTACAGAACCATGTTCAGGAAGAAGGCTGAAGGATGAACAAGACACCACTTAATATATTCAGGTATGTTGGTTCGAAATGGAGCTTGTCAAAGGAAATCATAAAGATGTTCCCGGAGCACAAGACCTATCTTGAACCATACTTCGGATCAGGTGCAGTGTTCTTCACAAAGGGGCCCAGTAATATTGAGGTCTTGAATGATATCAATGGAGATATAGTTAATTTCTTCAAGGTCCTCAGAAATGACGGAGAGAAGCTGAAAGAGACGTTGAAGCTTGTACCGTTCTCCAGGGATCTATATCTTGAATCTTATGATCTTGACCCGGAGGAAGATATAGACAAGGCGGTCAACTTCTTTATTAAGTCATGGATGGGATTCAGTGGTACATATCATCACAAGAGAGGATTCAAGTCCAGCATTAATCCGACTGGTCCTGATAATGCAGGTGTGTTCAAGAGGGTGGTAGATAACCTGGATATATACATAGACCGGATAAGGGATGCCCACATAGAGAACAAGAATGCAATAGATATAATAGAGGCATACGGGCAATACGAGGATGTATTGATGTATATAGATCCTCCATACCTGGTAGATACGAGGAAGAACTATTTATACAAGCATGAGGTTGACGACAACCACCATGTGGAGCTTCTGGAAGCACTAAAGGAATGCAAGGCAAGTGTGTTTCTTTCCGGATATGACAATGACTTGTACAATGACAATCTAAAACATTGGAATAAAAGGACATTGTCGGCTAAGTCGGAGGGATTGCTCCCTCTTTCTCGCCTAAGAACTGTACGTGTCACTTTCATGACATACAGCTCAAGCATACTTTTTATCCTAATTATCTTGGCTCTTTCTTTTAGTATTGTACTTATTTTCACGCTTTTTAAAGTATTCTCCCAAAGTTGCATCATAAGGGCTAGCATTATGTTTTATCATTGTGTGTCTTTTTATTGGTGTCTGCAACATTCTTTTCAATTGACTATTTTCAATTGGATCTGTAAGCGTCCAGTTGTTTTTACTTTTTCCTGTGAAATCTGGTTTGTAGTATCTCTTATTTATCCATTTTGCTGATTTCTTAGGATGTAATCGTTCTAAAAACCTTCGATTCACTTTATATATATGAAAATCCACTTTCGAGAACGTTTCTTTAGATACCATTGGACGCCAATAGTTTGCTTTGCCAATAATAATTGGATTCAGCATATTAATAACCTTCCCTATGTTATGACCGTTCAGTTCATGCACCTTATCAGAAATCTGTCTCATACTCTTTTTAACGGCTTCTTTTGATGGTTTAATTAGTAGCTTTTCGCCTGTGGATGTTTGATATATTCTAACATTGAAACTTAGGAAATCGAAGCCTTCCGTAATTTCTACCACTCTTGTTTTACTGGGTTCCAATTCAAGTCCTCTGACTTCTAGATAGGGCTTTAGTTTGTCATAAATCGCCTCTGCATCTTCTTTGCTCTTACACATAATTACAAAGTCATCCGCATATCTTGTCATAGCATAGCGAGTTCTATTGTATGTATACTGGTGACCATTATTCCTAATGTATTTTTTGTATTTTATGTCCAGGTGTTCCTCCATTCCATGTAATGCAATATTTGCTAATAATGGCGAAATGACTGAGCCCTGTCCACTGCCTTCTTCCGTTCTTTTAAATACATTATTGTCTACATAACCTGCTTTCAGCCATCTTTCTGTTACCGTTTTTCCTGGAAAATCTTTTATCTGTTCCATAATATAATCATGTTTTAGATTGTCAAAACAGCCTTTGAAGTCACCCTCAAATATCCATCTTTTCTTTCTTTGTGAGCAGGATTTGAAAATCCTTTCTATTGCATCATGACATCCTCTTTTGGGTCTGAATCCATATGAAGTCGGTTCAAACCTTACTTCCCATTGTGGTTCGAGTGCCATTTTTGCAATATTCTGATATATACGGTCCTTTATCGTTGGTATGCTTAACGGTCTGAGTTTTCCATTTTTCTTTTTGATATAGGTTCTATGGGATGGTTTTGGACGGTGAAAGTTTATTTGATAGTCTTTCATCTTTCGATATAGTCTAATCCTTTCCCTGTCAGTTAAAACTGTAAATCCGTCGACACCTGCTGTTTTTTTCCCTTTATTGATTTGGGTAATTCTTTTTATTGATAACAGCAATGCTGACTTGCTGCGCATCAACAATCTTTGAAGTTCTCTTACTTTGCGTTTCATTCCACGACTTTCGGCACGGTATATTCGTTGTTGCAGTTTTTCTACATGTCTGTAAACATGAACCCAATTAATTTGTTTCCATGTAAGATTGTTAGGTAATGTGGACTTCATTATTAATGAAGCATTTCTCATCTGTTACCTCCCTTTGGAAATACTGCTTTCCGCTTTATTCCGTGTTGTACACCAGTTAGAAGTCAGCACCCTTTCAGGTATGTTCTTTGACATTATCTACCCAGTTATTTCTTATTCCTGTTGGTTTGCACCGTGGTAGCATTAGCTTTTTCTAACGTTCCTTTACCCTCTAAAGAATTGTATCTTCCTTACGGTTAACCTACCATTCATATGGACTCTATAGGGCTTATCAAGTTTGACTTCTATTAGTTACGAATGGGTTAGGTCTAATCAATACGCCGACAGATGTATGGGTAGTTGCACATGCACGACGAGAATTGCATTTTCCTATCTGTAATGCAATAGTTAAACATATCCTATCTATTGCTGCCCTTAACGACGCTTAATCATAAACCATACCATTCTTTCCATTGCCCTTGACCATCTTGGATACTAGATTATCAATTAGGCTTTTCTTCATGCAACCTACCCCAGAATTACTTCTGACGCAGTTTCGGATAGGAATATCTTTACTACTAAGACAGCAGAATAACTCTGCACTAATATTATTACAAGAAGAAGCCACTTCTTGTCGCACCAAGTCATATTGCTCTTCTCATTGTGGAGAGAATTATGACAGGAGAAGGACAGAGGTAATATGGACCAATGTAAAAATTGATGACCAGTTGAGGTTTGGATGAAGGTGAGAAATCAAAGGGTATTACTTGAATTTCAAAACATGAAAAATTGTTGTTTTATATAGATATGTATTATTGAAAATCATAAAGAACTAGGAGGGAACATGATAAGAATAAAAATTTCTGTTGATGGCAAAGAGGAGAAAAGAATAATGAAGAGATTAGAGAAGAAGTTAAAGATTGACATGGTGGAGTTGGAGGTTGATTGATGATTGCGTTTTTTATATTAGCTGCTTTGGTATTTATTATTGGGGAGTATCTAAGAAGTTGCGTAAAAGAGAAACATATATATTTGTTAGGACTTTATGTAGGAATGCTTGCACAAACGATTATCCATTTAGCCTTGCAGTGGAGATAAGAGTATGAGTGATGTGAAAAAAGGAATGAAACAGCATATAACAACAGAGCAATTGTGGGAGTTGTCTAAATGGAGTGTACTTGAACAAGAAAAGACATGGGATGAAATAGTGACATTCAATACTATGATGGGGTATGAATGGAATTTGACTCCTGAAGAATCCAAAAAATACACATTTAACAAATGTTGTGAGGATTCAGCCAGTTGGACTACGATAGGGAAGATGATTGAACTTATTGGACAGCATATTGACACTATAGAACCAGATGATGGTGGGTGGAATATTGGAATAATTATCAATTCCAAATTTAATGCTAAACATGGTGGATATGATGTGTCTATTAAAAATATGAAAGCAATTGAACTGTGTGATGCACTATGGGAATCAGTGAAATATGTATTGAAGGAGATAAATGATGATAAAGCAAAGCCTGAATGAATGGAGAAAAAAAGGAACCAGGAGGTTTGGTGATGATTTTGAAAATTGGAAGTTCATATGTCCTGCATGTGGACATGTAGCTTCAGGAAAAGATTTTAAGGATGCAGGAGCTGAACCTAACGAGATGTATCAGACTTGCATAGGCAGACATAATAGAAAAGGGAATGATGGACTGGATTCGAAAGATGATGGAAATGGATGCAATTTGGCAGCTTTTGGTTTATTAGGAACAATGGGAAAAGGCAGAATAGTGATTGCAGAAGATGGATCTGAAGTTGAAGTGTTTGATTTTGCTGAGGTTGAAAAATGAAAGTATTTAAGATGAATGAATATGATTGGGTTGCTACGCCATGGGATTTGGAAGAAACAATCAAGTGGTATACGGAGCTGACAGGAACAGAAAAGGAAGAGATATATGGAGATGAATGCAATCTTGAAAAAGATGGGTGTTTTGTTCCGGTCAATCAAGAACTTGAAAGATTCCTTGATAGGCTTTCTGAAGTTAATGATATCAAGGAATGTAAGTTGAACATAGAATATGTTTCCGGAATCATTTCAGATAGTAAGTTTGGAGAAATAAGGATCCGTGATGGATGGCAGATTTATTTGCCCTTAAAAGATGTATTGGAGCATCGTTCTACGGATTATGGACCATATATTATTTGTTCTACAGAGTTCTAATACAGGAGGATGAAAAATGTTAAATGATGCAATTGCAAAACTTGAAAAGGAAATGGAAGACAACAAGGAAAATGGATGTACCCAGTATGTCGGCAAGTACATAGTTGAATATATGAATGAGCATCCGGACCGTGCAGAAAAGATATTGGCAGAAGGTAAGACTCTTGTAGGTTCAATGAAGCACATGGAAGGTGTTGCCAGGAAGAAGAAAAACAGAGGTGCCGTAGTGCTGTCAGATGCTGAAGGCTTCAGAGTCGTACTGGAATATTACGGCATTGACGACAAGGAGTTGCCTGATACAGGAAAGGCCAAGGCAAAGAGGAAGGTTGATATTTCACTTGATGACTTATTTTAGAAGGAAGGTGATGTTGTGGGAACCAAAAGGAACAAGACGCAGGAACGAATCAATGAATTGATGGAGCATATTCCTAAACTGCCAAAGGATTTCAATACCTGGGCAATGACCAAGACCATGCCTGACAGCAAGTATATTTTCTACAAGAAGAAAGGTCGAAAGTTCCAGGGAGTGTGCAGCAGTTGCGGATCACGTGTTGAGGTAGATAAAGCAGCACATAACACGAAAGGGAAATGTCCGAGCTGTAAAAAGAAAATCGTGTTCAAAGCCATAAATAAAGCAAAGTATTACAAGGATACCGAGATTGTAAGCATCATGCAGAAGATAAAGAAAAACCAGTATGTTATAAGATATTTCAAGGTTATGAAGATATTCAAGAATGGTGATGATACGAGGAATTTCCCAAATGAAGTGCTGGATACCTTGGTGGATCCTGAATTTTCTATTTGGGAAGGTTCAAGGGAGATTTTTACAATTCAAAAGAATGGAAAGACAAAGCATGAGGCAGTTGAGGAGCTTTGGGATTGGAAGATTGGTGAATGTGAGTGGAAGAAGGAAAGGAAGAGAGGCATGTATTTCAATAAGGAGCTTCTGAGAGATTCCCGTCCTTTAATGTATAAGTGTAATTTGAAAAGATTGTTGAAGAATACCAAGTGGAAGTATTCGGGACTAGACCATTTTAAAGGAAATTACATGAATATGGGTGATTATATAGCTACATACGAAGCATGCCCGGCAATTGAAATGCTAAGCAAAATCAAAGCGAACACACTACTGATTGATATTATAGATAGTTATGTAGTCTGGGGAAGCAGCACTTTTGGTTACATTGATATGAGAGAGAAGTTTCTGGGATGTGACAAAAAGGCATTTCAAAGAGCTGTGAAACTGAATATTCCTGCACGTAAAGTTGAATTCTTGGTCATACTTGAGGAATTGAATTATAAGCTGACTGATGACCAGGTAATGTGGGCCATTAAGTACACTCATACAGAGACATTCACCCAGCTGCTGAAATTCACTTCGGCAAACAAGGTTATTTCATATCTTGAAAAACAAGTTAGAGCGAGCTCTTTAAAAAATGCTGCACCAGTATATTTTGCGACTACTTGGAGGGACTACCTACATCAGTGCGAGGAACTTAATCTTGATTTGAAAAAGAGTTACTTCTTGTTTCCAAACAATCTTGAGATGAGGCATAAAGAATACACGGAGAGTATAAAGGCAAAGAGGCAAGTGAAAATTGATAAAGGCATTATCAAAACCTATAATGCATGGAAGGAACTTGATTACAAAGAAGGTCCATACAAGATTGTAGTTGCCAGGAATCAAAGTATGATCATAGCAGAGGGTTCATTCATGGGGCATTGCGTAGGTGGAACTACATATACTCGTGGAATGGCAAATGGCGACAAAATAATCCTCATGCTCAGGAAGAACAACAAGCCATACAGTACCATTGAGCTAAATCCAAGGACGTTTGAGTTAGTACAAATCCACGGTAAAAATTATCAGTTGCCACCTGATGCAGTTAAATTTGCCAATAAGTGGCTGAAAAAGCATGTGGAGAAAATCAAGAGGAAAAAGCTCAATGAAAAAATAACGAAAACTATAATGCCGGGAATGAGTGTGGCAGCAGGAGGAATGTATCATGAAAGAATTGCAAATTAAAGAGGCAAGGGATTCTATAACAATAGCTCATGAGATTAATTTGATCAAGGAGCAAACGAACAAGATTCTCTTTCAAAGCAGCATCGAGATTGGAAAGCGGTTGAATGAAGCAAAGGGATTGGTCGGGCATGGAAACTGGTTGAATTGGCTTGAAATTGAAGTGAATTATAGTGAAAGGACAGCACAGAATCTTATTAAAATCTATGAAGAATATGGGCTCAAATCACTTGGGAATTCAAATCCGCAACCGGTTGCGGATTTGGGGTACACGCAAGCTGTGGCAATGCTTAGACTTGATTTCGAAGAGCGTGAGAATTTCATTTTGGAGAATGATGTAGAGAATATGTCGAAAAGGAAAATTGAAGAGGCGGTCCGTGAAAAAAATGAGATTCTTGAAGAGAAAAAGGAGCTACAGAAACAACTTAATGAAATAACAGACAAGGAAAGTTCTGCAGCAAAGGAGCTTCAGAAGAGAGTTGATGAAATTGCAGAGTATCAGGAGAGAATCACGAACAAGGCTCTTCAGGTGAAGGAATTGAAAGATGAAATAGACAAACTCAAGGAAGCCGTGAAAACGAATGTTGCGACTACAGATGAAGCTGTGGATACGGAAGAGATTGAAAAGCTGCAGGATGAACTTGATGCAAAAGACGAAGAGTTGAAGAAGCTTAAAGCCCAGCTGAAGAAGAAGCCGGAGCAAGTCGAAGTAATACCACCTGAAGTTGAAGAGAAACTGGAAAAGTTGAAGGCTCAGCTCCAGGCTTCTGATGGAGCAGTCAAGTTCAAGGCCACTCTTGAGATTATAGTTAGTTTATTCAATGAATTGATTGAGTTGGTAGATGATATGCAGGAGTCGGCTCCTGATGAGTATGAGAAATATAAGGGTGCTGTGAATAAGCTGTTGGAGAAGTTGAGGATTGAGTGATGAAAATAAAAGACCGCCTCAAAAGAATTAAAGCAACCCATAAGCAAGATTGTTATATTAATGTATACGACAATAGAACAGAATACAGTCCTGATGATATTGGATTTTATCTTGAAGATCTAAACGAATATTTTGATCATTCAGTCCTTGAGAAAGAATTGGATAATGAAAAGAAAGTACGGACAAAAGGTCAAATAAGAATACTTCTAGGATTTGGGAAGGCTTAAAAATGCATGAACTAAAAATAATAGAACCATATTTCACGGATGTTTTAAAAGGCATTAAAACCTTTGAAGTTAGAAAGAATGATAGGAATTTCAAAGTGGGTGATATTGTGAAATTACGTAAATATGATGCAGATACTCTTTTGTATTCAGGTGAAGAAATCTTGGTTGAAATAAAATATATTTTAGATGATACCAAATATTGCAAAGATGGTTATGTGATATTTGGTTTCGATAGTATAATACCGAGTTAATCGACAGAAAGAGGAGGAACAGTAGTGGATAAAAAAACATGGAAAGAGTTTCAAGAAGCAGGTTTATTATGGTGGGTCAACATGATACTTCATACTTTTGGATGGGTTATTGTCATAGAGTCAGATAAAGAAACTGGACAATTCATAAATGCTTATCCTGCAAGAACCAAGTGGAGAGGCTTTTCAGATAAGGATAATGAAGATGGTTATATAAAAGTATCAAAGTGGATGGAAGCTAATAGTGAAGATCTGCTGAAGGAGGCAAAAGAATGAAACAACATGTATATGTAGAAGATTTGGAGAAACTGAGCAATGACCAGCAGATTGAATTGGCAACATTGTTTGGAGAATATGGCAACTGCAGCAGAGTTGGTGGAGAATCAATTAATATAGGTAAGCTGCATGAAAGAATAAATATTGGAAGGATGCTGCATGTAATAGAAAAAAGATATGAAAAATTTGAGATACAACCGTCAAACAATCTATGTGTAGGATATTACATTAAAACGCCATATGATGACGGAGGCAACTATGATCCAAGAGTATTGGCTTCGAAGACAGCATCCATATTGCATGCTGATAAAACGAAGGTTGACGATATTAAGGAAAACGGACTGTGTGACGCTTTATTTAAGGTCATAATGGATATGGTGATGGAAAGGATGAAAAGATATGAATAATGTTGTGATAATTGGAAGACTGGTAAGAGATCCAGAGCTTAAGTTCATACCATCAACGGGAATGGCAGTTGCAAACTTTACTTTGGCAGTAGACAAAGAAATGTCAAAAAATAAGAAAGAAGAGTTTAAGCAGCAAGGGAAACCGACTGCAGACTTCATTCCAGTTGTCGTATTTGGAAAGATAGCTGAGACATGTGCAAACTTCCTGGCAAAAGGAAGGATGACTGCAATAAATGGTAGAATTCAAACAAGGTCCTATACTGCCAATACAGGAGATAAGAGATACATAACTGAAGTACTAGCTGGTAGAGTTGAGTTCATAGATTGGGGGAATAAATCCGGAAGAAGTCAGCAAAGCAGCAACGATTACCCTGACTTCAGTGATGAAGATGTTTTCCAACCGACGGACGATGACGATATTCCATTTTAAATAAGAGGTGAGAGCAATGAATATAGGAATACTTGTTGAATCACCAATATCAATACTCAGGGCACGAAGGTTCATGATTGAAGCTGAATGTAAAACAGTGATATTGAACAGGCCGACATTTATGCAAGCTCATGATGGAACAAAATATTATTTCATTTGTCCCCAAATGGACTTGAACATATTTAAGGGGCTGCAACTTGATCAGATATTCCATGAACCTGAAGCCTATCCATCAGAAGAGTTTTTAAGCAGTATTAAAATGGACGTTCCAAGCACATCATACATTCCGATGGAATATAGATTGTCAATTATTGATTTTACAGAACAAGGGGATATTTGCAGCATGTATGAACATGGTTGGAATGTATCACCATAATACTTAAATATTAGAGAAGGAGTGAAATTTAGATGAGTAGTATAGAGAAAAGAGCAAAGGAAATAGCAGAAATAAATTTTGAAAGAGCAAGTGAGACAAGAAGGACATTGCCAATAGTAAAAATAAAACTGGGAGAGAATGCAACTAAGCCTGAATACAAGACATATGGAGCATCAGGAATGGATTTAAGTGCAAATATTGATGAATCTATCGTATTGAAGCCATTTGATAGATATCTGGTACCTACCGGTATATTCATGGAGATCCCCATGGGCTATGAAGCCCAGATAAGGGCAAGAAGTGGATTGGCTATAAAAAACGGTATAAGCTTGGTGAATGGAATAGGAACCATAGACAGTGATTATCGAGGTGAAATAAAGGTAATACTCATCAATTTAGGAAATGAGGATTTCACTATCAATCATGGCGATAGAATTGCTCAGATGGTTTTTGCAAAAGTTGAGATTGTTGAAGTGGAAGATGTTGAAATAGTCAGTGAAACAGATAGAGGTGATGGTGGCTTCGGACATACTGGGTTGAAGTAAAGAAGGTTAAAATATGTCAATAATCAAGAAGTGCCCATTTTGTGGAAGTAATGGAAAGATTGATACTGATAAATGGCCTATTGACTTTGAAGATGGGAAATATCAAAGTCAGGTCGTCTGTATTATCTGTAGATCATTTGGTCCAAGTCATATGTCACAGTATAAAGACTTAGCTGAAAACGAAGCAATAAGGTTATGGAATAAGAGGGTATAGTAATTGGTCAGTAAGAATTTTGAAGCTCCTTCAGAAGCCTTGGTAATTTCTTAAATATCCAAGATCATTAGATTTAGTAATACAAAATAATTCTAGAAATGTTACTGTTTCTGGAATTATTTTTATTTCCTTCAAAATTCCGTCAAAAAAAGTCATAAAACACTAGAGGGTGCAAAAAATTGGATATAAAATAATTAATATGAATTTCAGTTCATGCACTGTTTTTCACATTTAAACGACAGGAAGGCGTTGGTATTGTGAAAAGTAATGACATAAATAAGGCGGGAGAAAGAAATCGATGAGTGTAAGCGGAAAGGTTATAAGGATAATAAAAGAATATTTCAAGGACTGTAGAAAATTAAGGATTCAAAAGGAGAGAGTTGAATTTCTTGAAGTGTCAGTTCAAAAAGCAAAAGATGATATAAAGAATGCCAATGTATTCATGGAAACAGATTTAAGAGCAATGAGATTTGATTCTGTGATGGTACAAACTGGTATGAAGACATCTCCAATAGATATTGAGTTGTCAAAATCATCTGACAGACTGATGGCAACTTATTCTCAGGAGCTTAAGGAGTTATCATCTACTAAAAGGAATGTTTTTAAATATGAGAAGAAAGTAGCTGCAATAGGTCTCATACTTAAGTCATTTGATGAAATTGAACAGAGGATGATTTCAATGAGATTCCAAGATTCAAGGAGTTTCAATTATATTGGTGATTTTGTAGGTATGTCTGAATCAAGTGCAAAAAGAAACATAGACAGACTCGTAATTGCAGTTGCTGAAGATTTAGGAATGAAGGAAGTGGATGCATCATGAATACACCGATACCAATAAGAGACAAGAATAAACTTCGAGAGATTGAACATTTTTTGAGAAATGACAATATGAGGAATTACATCATGTTTGAGATAGGATTGTATACCGGATTAAGGATAAGCGACATATTAAGGCTAAGGGTATTTGATGTAAAGGGAAAGGATTACATATACATTAGAGCGAAAAAGACAGGAAAGGAAGTAAGTCTGGCAATCAATGCTGAACTGAGTAAGCTCCTGGATGAATATGTAGCGGATATGTATTATGACGATTATTTAATCCAGAGCAGGCAGAGCTTCAATAAACCGATCACTACTACAAGAGCTTATCAGATTATCAGGGAAGCTGGAGAAAAGTGTAGGATATATGGATTGTCCACTCACACTATGAGGAAGACTTTTGGCTATCATTATTATCAAACCACCAAGGATGCAAAGACTTTGCAGCTCATTCTTGGTCATACATCAGAGCATATTACACTAAGATATATTGGTATTGAGCAGCTAGATATTGACCGTGCAATTAAAGCTTTTCGATACTAAATTCCTGTATTATGAGTATAGTTTATGGAGTCAGCTTTTCATAAAATAGTATACGATAAACTGTTTTTTTGTAATAGCCACAGAACAGCTATAAATCAATGCATAGAGGGAATATTTTCACTTTAGTACAATACTAAGATAAATATAACTCAAAATCGAACATTTGGGGTGTTTTGTTCGATTTCATAGAAATGGAGGTTGAGGATAAATGTTGTTGAATAAATACCATGCTGCACTAGGATATTGCGATATTTTAAAGAGGCAGATAGAGATAGAGAAGGAGAGGAATGAGTTTTTAAATATTGAGCTTGAATATGAGAAAATCCAGAATGAAAGGCTTAGAATCAATATATCAAAGTACAAGATAAAGGAAAGGAAATTTGATATTGTACTTGCCTGTTTGACCATTGTTATTCATATAGTGATATCGATAGCTCATTATTTAAGTGTAGTTAAATTGATTTAGTACAGGTGAGAAACCTGAAATATCAATGTGTATAAGGTTATTTGCACTAATATAAAACGATTAGGAGGAATTTAGTATGGCCAGAAAAGCATGGAGAGAATGCAACAAGGTAGGATGTCACGAGCTAACCAAGGAAAGATTCTGTGAGAAGTGCCAGAAGGAATACGACGAATCAATCAAGGAAAAGAATAAAGAGTATGACAAACAGAGAGGCAGCAGCACTGCACGAGGATACAACTATAGATGGCAGAAAGCAAGGAAGGTTTATCTGAAGAATAATCCGTTGTGTGTTGAGTGCCAGGCGAATGGAATAGTCAAAGAGGCAAAGCATGTTGACCACAAGATACCACACAAAGGAGATACTAGGTTGTTTTGGGATGTGAGGAACTGGCAGCCCCTGTGTGTAGAGTGTCATAGCAGGAAGACCGCAACAGAAGATGGAGGGTTTGGAAACAATGCATAAACTTATCTGTAAAGAGTGTGGAAAAGAATTTGACCATGAAAGGAAGACCAGGCAGTATTGTAGTAAGACCTGTTCAAATAGAGCGATTGCAAGGAATAGAGAAGAGGATAGAGCGAAGCTCAAGCGATATATATTCTTAAGCTGTGGAGCTGGTGTTCAGAGTACTGCTATTGCTGTAATGATTGAGCAGGGAAAGATAGAGAAACCAGACGTTGTATTGATGGCTGATTGTGGTTGGGAGAAGCAATCAACCTGGGATTATGTACATAGCGTGATCATACCCAGGTTGAACAATGTTGGTGTTGATTTCAAGATTGTAAAGACAACAGACTATTATAGCAATGAACTATTTGATAATAGAGGATATCTAGTACTACCAGCATTCAGAGTGACTGAAGGTGAGAAGATAAGATTCAAGACCAGGTGTTCCGGGGTTTGGAAGAATAAGACGATAATGAGATGGCTAAGAGAGCAAGGTGTTAAGAGTTGTGAGTGTTGGCTAGGAATATCTACAGATGAATATAGTAGAACAAAAGAATCAGGGTTGAAGTGGTACCGGCACAGGTATCCATTGATAGAGGCTAATATGTCAAGAGCTCATTGTCTTGAGATGATTAGACACTTTGGTTGGCCAGAGCCGAACAGAACGTCTTGCGTCATCTGTCCAATGCAGGACAATGGTGCATGGAAGCAGCTTAAGCTTAACTATCCAGATGACTTTGCTAAGGCAGTGAAAGCCGAAGAAAGAATTCGTTCAATAGATCCTGATATCTACCTGCATCCTTCAGGTATTCCTTTATCAAAAGTTATATTCAATACCAAGTCACATGATAATGGAAAAAATCCTCGTTGGTGGGAAGAATAGCAATGGGGGAGGGGGGTGGAAAATCCTTCATGTCTTTGGTATATAGACCGTTAACCCAAGACACGCACACGCGTTCGCAGGTTTTGAAAAAATTGCAAATTTTTTAAAAAAAGAAACTTGCAAGATTTTGACTTTTGCTTTTGAAGTTTTGAAAATGCATGAGAGAAAACAAAAACAAGAAAAACGGTGTTTTAATTCGAGGTTGATTTTTTCGTGGAAGAATATTGTGATGCAGGAGCAGACCTGTAGTGTCTTTTGATATAGATCAAGAAGAAAGAGAAGCAGATACTGGCGGATGATTCGAAACCTATTGATGTTTCCTAAAAGGGTGAGATAACCCAGCTGGTGGACATTAGGGAAGCTGCTTGGATCAATGGTACCCGAACGGATCCTGAAGAGAAGAATTATTATGGGAATTCTTCCTTGAAGCTTGTGAGGGATAGAAGGACCAATGCCAACTATTATTCAATAGGGATAGAGCATGAAGGGTATTATCACAAGGCTCATGGCAAGCTTACGGATGAGCAGCTTAAGGCTACTATATGGCTACATAATTATATTGTCAAAGAGGTCAAGAGGATAGATGGAACTGACATCATTCTGGACAGGGAGCATATTGTTGGGCATTACCAGGTGGATCCTTTGCGTAAACCTAATTGTCCGGGTGAGGCTTTCCAGTTTGATGAGATTCTGGAGAAATTGAAAGGAGCAGTTGCTATGGGAAAAGTATTCAAGGATGTAGAGGATGACAGATGGTCTGCTAAGCACATTGAAGCTGCAGAGGAGCTTGGACTCCTGAAGGGCATCAAGGAAGACATTGATTTTGACGGTGTCGTTGATTCGGTGTTCAAGCCTACTAACATGTTGACCAGGGAGCAAGGGGCTGTCCTGGTTGTGAGATTGTATGAAAAAATAACGGGAGAAAAGGTGGTTTAAATGAGTGATTTTACTTTTGAGGTTTTGAAGATAGTGATAATGTTGGTTGGTGTGGTTTTGACCTACAAGGTGGTACCGTGGATCCAGGGGAATGTTGATGTGAAGAATCTGGCATTGATGCAGACTTTGATTCAGGCTTTTGTTGCTGCAGCTGAGCAGTTGTTTCCAAAGGCTGGTTCAGGGGCGATTAAGAAAGCTTATGTTCTTGAGAAATTGAAAGATAAAGGTGTCACTATTACGGATCAGGAGCTTGATGCTTTGATTGAGGCAGCTGTGTATGAATTGAATAAGGTGAAGAATCTGTTGGTGAAAGATTTGGATTTGCAGCCTGTTGTTGGAGAGGTGGAATTTAGTGAGTAAGTGTAAATTGGATAATGGGTATGTCATTTTCCATTGTCCTGGATGTGGCTTTTTTCATGCATGTAACATAGACAAGAACAGGAAGATACCATGTTGGGACTTTAATGGGGATCCAGAGAAACCAACATTGAAACCCTCTGTACTAGTTACGAGACCAAATACTGACAATAGATGTCATTTGTTTATGACTGATGGGAAGATACAGTATTTGAATGATTGTTCGCATGAGTTGAAGAGGCAGACTATAGAGATGGAAGATAGAGAGTAGGAAGACCAGGCTGAGATGCCTGGCTTTTTTTATTGCAAGAATTATTATAGTGATGTATAATGAAAAAAGGTTTTATTTTATTAAACACATATAATTTATTATTAATATATTAGAAAATGATAAAGAAGTATAGGTATCAAAAAAATGAGTCCTTGTGCTAATATCCAGCAAAGTGCAAGTAGATTCAATTAGCGAAGGAGTATTTATATGAAAGAATATATATCGGGCAAAGATAAGGGATTAATAGAAGATATAAAACCTTTAAATATAAGTGAACCAATAGAAGATATGTATTTTTCAAATCAAAGAGAAGAAAAAGGTTATAAAATTTTAAACAGCAAAGTTAACCAAAGCACCTTTATGAGTATTGGTTTGGAGAAAGCGTATATAAGTAATGTTGATTTTTCACATTGTGTGTTTATTGACTGTTATTTCAAAAAGGCTCAATTTACGAATGTGAGCTTTACAAACTGTAAATTTATAAAATGTAATTTTAAAGATGTTAATCTAGTTTCAATAGATTTTAGGTACGCTAAATTTAATGATTGTTTTATAGATTATGATAAAATAAAAGTAAGTTTACCAAAAGAGAAAAACCTGAGATGGGAGTTATGTACTAATTTAGCACTAGAAAGTTTACGATTAGGAAATGACGATGAGTTTAGGAAGTTTTATTTTGCAGAAAAAGAGGCAAGTGAGCAACACAATTTAGCAAAGTTTACAAAAAAAGAAGATTATTACAAAACTCATTACAGCTCTTGGCAATCTATAGAAGGATTCTTAAAATATATATTTAGCAAGATGAGTAAGCACTTGTGGGGTTATGGTGAGAAAATTTCTTATTTGATTGTAAATATGTTTATTGTAATATTTGGTTTTGCAGCCGTATATTTCTTTCAAGGTGAAAAATTTAAAATTAATGGTAGTTCAGAACTCGTAGATATTGATGTTGTAGATAGCGTTTATGTTAGTATATGCAACTTTATCACCATATCATCAGATATTACTACATCTAATCACTTTATTAGAAATCTAACTGCAATTGAAGGCTTTGCAGGGGTCGTATTAATGGGATTCTTTGTTGCGGCACTTTTTAGATTTATTAATAGAAGGTAGATACTATGATACAATTTACATTGGAAAATAGAGAAATTCAAATAGAAAACAATAATATTGAAGCAATATGTATTTTTGGTTCTTTGGCTAGAGGGGAAAATGATGAATTAAGTGACATTGATATTTTGATTCTAATAGATGGAATTAATGATCAAGATACAATGGACATAAAACTATCATTATCCAATCAAATGGGTATTCCAATTGATTGGTTGTCGGTTTATAGAATAACTACTTTTGAACATATGGCTGACAAAGGATCCTATTTTTTGTGGCATTTGAAACTTGAAGGAAAAGTTATCTATTCAAGAACAGATCAATTGTATAAAATTCTAGATTCTTTAAAAGAATACACAAATATAAAAAATGATTTAGATGAGTATGCTATTATTTGTAAGGATATATTGGACTCTGTAAAGTCTGGAAATCTGACAATAGATTATGAACTATCTCTTTTGGCATCTTTAGTTAGAAATACGTGTATAGCAATAGCATATATGAGTAAGAAGTACTTATTTGGACGAATTTCACCTGTTGAATATTGTTTGAAGGAATTAGGACAACCTAATATTTTTGAACTTGATGAATATATGAATTTGTATAATTATAGAATTAAATATATTAGACCCAATAGTATTAAAAAAGAAAGTAGTGGTGATTTAGAATTAGTTCGATTTTGGATAGAAAAAGTTCAAATTCTCCTAAACTATGCTATAATTAAATCGGAAGGACGTGAATAATATGTTAAATAAATTTAATCTTAAGGTGGCTTTAGAAATTGAAAAATTGCTTGAATTGAGTAAAGCTAGCCCTTATGTTTTTAGAACAAGATTGGAGCGAGTGCTTTATAAGATAAATCATAATTCTGCTTACTCCCAAGATTCCGATGTTGTAAGTAAGTGTAACTCAATCGGGATAAAATTAAAATGTTTGTCCGATCAGAGTAATCAAACACCTGATGGGACTTTGAATAGTTTTTTATTTTTGGAAAAAGACCTTGTAGAACTATTGTCAGTAATTCAATAAATCAACTATTCTGTAATAAGTAGAGAAGTTTTTCTAAATTAGCATTAAGATCGGTAGTTTTCCGGTCTTTTTTATTTGCAATAACCCAAAATGAGAGTATAATGAAATGGAGTTAATTAAATCTTGGGAGGGTAAGAGGGTATGACTATAAAGAATCAACTGGATATGTATATGGGATTGAGATCTAGGATTAATCATTGTATTGATAACTATGAGGATTACATTGAAAAATTGAAGGAAATTGCTTTATTGACTAATGAAGAAGAAAATATCACAATTATTAATGATAAATTGAAGTTATTCAATGAAGTGTATAGAAAAGTAGAATCGAATAAACTTGCAATCAAGGAACATTATAAATACAATATTATATGGAAGCATGAACGTATTCCATATAATACTCTTGAAAACAGCTTAGCGAGTTTAAAGACTTATACAACAACGGAAATAAGTGGGGAAGGATTTCTTAGGTCAATTGCTCATGTTTTAAAAGTAGAGTATAGTAAAGATAATATTAAAATTATATTAGACGCAATAGAAAAAGAAAAATTAGTAGCAGATGGGTTAAGGGAATATTCAAATTCACTTGATGAATTTATTATAGATTATGAAAATGATAATTTATAAAAGTTAGTATTACAAAAAAGAACAGGGGATAACTCCTGGTTCTATTGTTAGCCATTTAACCATTATTTAACCACTGGGTTTTCTATAGTCGATTTTCAGGAATTTGCCGTTTCTTCTGTGAGTATTGAAAAATAGAAGAAATGGAAAAACGACAAATTCCTAAAGTATGCATATTCGACTCCCACCGTCGAACCAACGAATAAACTTGTTAGTAGTATCTTAAGTAATTATTGTTCATTCAATAATGATTGGAGATTATATGGAAAATTTCAAAAACGATAATGAAATAATACAATATTTTGAGGATAAGATAACTGGATTTAAAGAGTTTGAGAAGCACCTTCTTTATAGAGAAGAACAGATTTTAGCAGATAAAAACATTTTTAGAATTAGAAATTCTAATGAATGGATATTTAGAATAAATAATATAATTATTCAATTAAAATATTCACTGAAAAATAGTATGAAATTTGCTAAATTAGTATGTAATCCTATCGAGGAGAGTAAAGAGAAGCAAATGTATTCTTATTATTTGGAAGATTCGGTATATAGAACAATATTGTTATGGGATATTTACAAACAGCTTGTTAATGAATTCTATTCCCTTGGTTTTAATAGACATGCACAGTATTCGATATTCAAAATGCTTAAAAGAATAAAATCAAAGAAAAGGTGGGATAAAGAAAGGTATTGTTCACTTGAAAAATATTTGAATTCAAAAAAACATAAAAATGTAAGGCAGTATCTTAGAAATAAGTATACTCATAGTGTTGATCCTACATCAATGATTGTATTCCATGATGAGAATGAAAATGGTATAATAACTCCTGATATCGATAATATAATTCCAAAACACCCATATGAGAATATTATTGATGTTATAGACGATTTATCTATATTAATAGATAGAATAGAATACATAAATGAAGAAATCAAAGGTGAATTAATAAATAAATTAATGTTGGTAAGGGCAACCGCAGTCTTACCATGTGGGATAAATGAGACGTTACCGTTATCTAATATGGGTGAATTATTTGAATTATATAATGATATTGGTGTTTATGCAAAATATAGAAATTGCATTGGATGTAATAATGTAAGAATTTATGAAGGGGAAAATACATGCAAACCGATTAGAATTGATTATAATCGAATTCATGAAGAAGATGAAATTAAAACGCTTGAATGTACTAGTAGAGTTGAAGAAGAAAATTAAGTCAGAAGTAACATCAGACTCAAAAATACAACTTGTTGCAATTTAATTTGATTAAAAAGAAATATACGTACAATACACAATACACAATAAAAAAGAGATGCGTTGAAATTACTCCAACGCATATTATCAAAGAGATAAATCTGAGCCAGGAATAATTCCTGGCTTCTATATTGAACTCATAAATTTAGCAATTTTTGGAGATCCTTTTGTTCTACCATGTTCAATATTGTATATAGTTTCTTTATGTACGCCAATTTTATCAGCAAGCTGCCTCTGAGTGATATCATTCAAGAGGCGGTATTTTTTTACTCTTTCTGCAAGTGTAGTTTCTGGAAGGTTAGAATAATCTGGGGCGGTATAAGGGATTGTGAAAATCACGTTGTTTGCTTCTGCATGCTTGTCCCTGTGGTTATTATGGTGATCCAAAGCATGAATGCAAGTGTTCAACATCTCAAATAGAGAGATATTTAAGTAAAATATCAGGACCTCTATTAGACAGGATAGATATTCAGATAGAGGCAAC